CGATAACGTGGCATTATTCCGGCTCCTTACTAGAAGGGTTCGTCAGCGGCAGGTGCGCCGGTTTCTTTGTGCTGCTGTTCATTGTTAGTACCCAGCGGAGCAGCTTCGCCCAGCGACTTGAACATGGCGTCCAGCGCTTCGCCTGACAGTGCGTTAGCCACGATATCGCCATGGACCTTCGCAACCGCTTCGCGCTTTGCTTTCTCTTCGGCACGGGAGTTGGCGGTCAGGGTTTCCGCGAGTTGCTTCTGATTGGCCTGCAGCGCATCAACCTTTTCCGCGAGAGGCTTAATAGCCGCTTCAGTATTGGTCGCAACAGCCTGGCCGATCATGCTGCCGATTTGTTCCAGTTCTTCTTTGGTTAAAGGCATGTCGCCCTCCGTTTTGTGGTTTGGTGCAGGCTGTTCCTGCGGTGTGAATAGAGCTTTAAATTTGTTTGCTACGACGGCCACCCACGACTCCTGGCGCGCTACCACGGTGCCGTTGTCGTCGATAGTGATCTTCCCGCCATCAGCGGAATAGCCGTAAACCTGCGCATCGCCGCCATTTCGCACGATGACCACCTGCGAGTCAGTGAAGTCAGCAACCCAGGCATATTCATCCGTGCCAGGAGCAAACTTAGCTTTGGCCGCCCGATCGAGACGCTGCTCGCGCTCCCGGTAGGATTCGCCCACCAGTGCACCGGAGTTGGCCTTAAGCGGTTGGGCCAGATCGGCATTGACCATCAGGCCAACACCTTGCTCAGGGGTGGCCGCTCCTACTTCGTGCAGCAGGATCGCGTCGTGGTCCATGCCGTGGATATCAGCTACCCACTCAGCACCGGTGGCGCGTTGCTGTTCGTTCGGTTCAAGCTGGTCGAGGAAAGCGGCCACGCTGGTATGAATCGGCGGAACGTCTTCACCGCGCTCAATGGCAGCGACTCGCTCAAGCAGCTCCCTGCCACCTTCCGACTCACTGGCGCGAGCCACATCAACCCACTTTTCGAGGTAGATGCGATTACCGGACTTCTTGACGTTGCGGTTCCACGCTCCGACGAACCCGGTGCATAGCCCTTCAGGGGAGAATGCAGACACGAACTGACCATTAACCTGAGGGTGTCCCAGCGGCGCCAGGGTGCCTTCCAGCCCCTTATAGTGGGCGTCGATTTGTTCTTGCGTGTACAGCCCGCCATTCATGACGACGTTCGCAGGAAGCGTGTAACTCGGTAGAACCAGATGCTCACGCCCGTTGTATGTTTCGCGCCGGATAGACTGGCTGTTCACCTTAGTGGTGATGTTGACCTGCATTGGCATGTGTTAACCCTTAGCCCATTGGTAGCCACGGGCTTTCATTGTGTTAAATGTTTTCTGAGCTTTATCGATGATGGTGTCGCTTAGCGGCTTGCCGTTTTCATCGACCAGTACCGCGATCGTGGAGCATTTGCAGTTCACGCTGTTTGCATCCTTAGCCCACCACTCCCGTTGTTCTTCTGCGGTGTACAGGTGAGCGTGGCGCGCGGCATGCGTGCTACGGGTCGTCGGGCTTAGCGCTGATATATGCATCTGCTTTGTACGGATGCCATATTGCTCCCTGGCTTCGTCGTCCTCGTCCAGGCGCCCACGGCGCAGCGCGGTGGTAATCTCCGTCCGGGCAATACGATTAGCCCGACGAGACTCAATTCCCGTCTGCTCAGTGATGCGTTTCGCTATTTCCAGCGGGTTCTGTCCGCGCCCAAGCCCATCGGTCAGTATCCTCGCCATGTCGGCTTTCACAGTGGCGCTGAGGTTCTTCATTTCCTCGAAGGTACGCGCCCGAACCAGAATCAGCCTGCGCCGGTACGGCTCACTCAGGAGGATTGTCGATATGCTTTCCTGTCCTGCCGCGTACACGGCAGACTGCTGTGACAGATTGGCGAACTCCTGCGCCGTGCCGCGTTGATACGCCGGGTTGACGTAATCAGCCCAGAACCAGAACCCCGTCTCGTTATCTGCACCCAAAATCTCATCCACCAGCAATGAGGCATTGCTGAGTAGCATTGATAACTGTGTGGAATCGAGGTCGAAGGTATAACGCTGGTTTACTGATGGTGATGCAGGAATGCGGTCGAGAATGTCCTTGTAGGCTTTGCCAATGCGTTTCATTCGCCTGGCGAACTCGTTCATTGCTCCGCGCTCAAGGCGGTCAGCGCCTGTCGGATCTTTAAGGTTTCCGGGTAGTATCGGTGACTTCGCTTTCTTCTTCTTCGTCATCATCTACCTCTGGAAGTGGTTCGGGTGAACCCTCATACCCGGCCGCTACACGAATCTCTTCACCAGTAAACACCTGCTCGCCTGTCGCCAGCGATGCGCTGTTTATTTGCGACATCTTCTGCGCGGCATCCAGTTTTTCCGATGAACTTTGTTCGTTCAGGTCATCCCAGATAACCGTTTTCTTTGCCACAGCATCAATGACACCAAGCTCAATCAATTTGTCGCACAGATCTTCAATGTCGAATGACAAGTCCTCTCGCCGGGACTGGCAGCGCGTGTTGAAGTATTTCTGGTCTTCGGTGCTGGCCCGCTCACCAGTCTGCATGCCAACAAGTATTTTTGTCGGTATATCAAGTGCTGCAGCAGCGGTTTGTAGGTTAACGTTATAGGTTGGAGAGGGATCGGATACAGCAGCCACAATCGGAGCGACATTGGCCCCTTGGGTAATAAGAACTGAGTCGTTTCCGATATTCATTTCACGGGCTACTTTATCGTAGATTTCGTTCAGTTCGCTGTAATCAACCCCGTATGCCCTGGCTATTTCATCCAGTTTCGCCTCTTTATCAAAATTAATACTCAACTGGCGTGCTGCGTTCTTCAGGAATGACTCGCCTGAACCACCTTCCACCTTCTCCAGACTCACAAAGGCGTTATAGGCGGGCTCGAGAAAGCCAATAGCATCGTCGGCATAATCACCCAGAATGAAAATGCGGTCGGGATGGATGTCAACGCGCCGGGTCGAGCCATTAGGCAACCTCTCGGTGTACTGCCACATCTTCGGCTGCCCGTAGGCCCTGGAGTTCAGACCGGTGTCCCACTCCTTAACTTTCACTGAGCCAGCCCATGCGACTGTTATTTTTTCAAGCCCTCGCCCTTTCGTTGCCTGCTGATTCCATGCTTTACCATCGCGGATATGAAGCAGGATGGCAGAATAGCGCCCAACCAGACGGCGCAGGTCAGCGTCAGCAAACGATCGCCAGAAGCGATGAGTAAACACAGGAAGAAGACTTCTTTCCCACGCGGTAATGTCGCGAGTTTCGTCCTCCTCTTCCCCCTCGATAATCTCTGGGCTGGTATGCCAGCAAGCGGAAATGATTTTGTTTATCGCTCCGTGGGCGATGCCGCCGCGTCGATATAAGTTGTACAGATCGCCGAAGGTTAATTCTTCTTTGAAGCCGTATTCGCACCACGCTGAATTACGCTTGGCGTCCAGCCCCATCGAAGGGTTAAGCAGCCCCATACGGGCGCGAGCAAGCCTGGCATCGTTAATCGCGTGATTAACCGCCATCTGTAGCTGTTTGTTCATGTCGTGTCCGTCAGATTAAAGCAGGCGCTTAGGTATCATCATGCCAACCCCCTGCTGTTTACGTTTGATATGTCCATCAAGGGAATAGCGGACTGCGTCCCAGGTATGCTCATCCCCGTCAGCCAGTTTCGGCAACACCTCACCGGTGATGCGGTCCGTTTTGTACGACCACATGCGGGCCTCGCGTGCCACGTTCTTGCAGCGTGGATGGATAATGATTTCGTCGAAACCGCGAAGGTGCGCGATTCCGTCCTCAACGCTTCCCTGCCATTTCTCAGCGGCTGAGATGTTGAAGCCCTGTCGCTTGAGATAGCTGATCGTCTCGGGTCGAGCGGAGTCGGCCTTGATGGGCCAGTCACGCGATCCGGGGATTGTGTCGTATAGCTCTGGCATGTGGTCGAGCTCTGTCTGCTGCCCGTATGCCTCGTATTCGATGTACAGCCGGTTGTGCAGGATGAACGAACGCACCAGAGTGTTCGGGTCTTTAGCGAAACCGAAGTCAGCACCGAAGAACAGGCGATCGGCCTCTTTCCATAGCTGGTCCGAGAACTCGGCAATCCGGTATTTCCCGGCCAGCACCTGCTTATCGGAGTTTTCGAGGTAAGCGCCTTCCCACACCCATGCGTATGTCGCTGGGTCGAGGCGTCGCTGGTCGTTCTGTCGCTCACCTTCCAGCACGTCAGGGAACCACGGGTTATCCGTATAGTTCATCTCAACGGTTATGCAGTCGTCGCCAGCTTCTTTGCGGAAACGCTTATCAGTGGCGCTACCGTCGCGCTCCGGGTTCCACGTCACCCAAATCTCTGAGCCTTCTTCACGAACTGTCGGGCTCAGCTTCTGCCAGGCTATTTCGCTGACTGACTCGGCCTCGTCGACCCAGCACAGCAGAATGCGTGCTTTCGACTTGATGCTGTCGAGGTTATGCCGCAGACCGCAGAACACGTAGTTAACGCTCTTGTCGATAGTGCGGATGTACTTCTCGCCGATATCAAAGTTGGCGGCCAGCCAGGGAACAGACAGGATCGCCTGTTTCACCTCCTGCATGCTCGACTCTTCCAGCGAGTTCATGAACTCACGCGCGCAGAGCACCACGCCGCTTTCACCGTTCATCATCGACTGATACGCCTTTACGGCTGTCATCAGCGCAAAAGTGCGCGTCTTCGCGCTACCACGTCCACCGTGCGAGCATCGATAACGCTTATTCACCGCAGTGAACAGCGGCGCAAGCTTGGCGGGGATCGGCAGTTGAACGGCTTCACTCATGCTTTCGGCTCAACAGGTAGTAACTGGATGATTGTCGGCTGCGGAGTCATGCTGCCATCAGGGCTTGTATGCTCGACTTTCTGGCGATTAGTGTAGGCATCGCCCATTTCTTTGGCGGCCTGCTCGATAAGCTGCGAGGTCATGCCGTAGTTCTTCATCTTTTCAGCGTTGGTCGCCATTCGGTCGAGAACGCGCAACCGGTACGCTTTATTTGCGATCGGGATGTCGGCGATCTCATTCTGGAATCGTTTACGGGTGGCGTTGAACAGGTCAATCCACTTCTGGCTCAACTTGGCCGCCATTGCGTTCCCGGGCGTATATTGCGACACCTGCTGCCGCGAGACATCGATGCCGTATTCAGCCTTTACAAGCTCAATGACTTTTACTGGCGGCTCGTAGCAGGCGAGCGATTGAACGATGAAGGCTTTAACCTCTGTCGATAATGCTGCCATCGGTTACCTCCATGACAATCCTAATAAAGTCTATGCCAGCTTCAACATGCACGTCCCGCATGACCTGGCTATATCGATGTGAGCCACTTCTGCTGGCGCATTGGCCGCATCAACGAGCTCCTGCACTTCTTTGCTGGCACCGTATCGACGTACGACACCTGTGAATTCTTCGACGTCGTGGCCGCGCAGTGTAAGCACTGGCTGCCCGGTCTCTTTGTTGAACTTAGGCGCGCCGAAATCATCGGTGGCCTGGGCGATATGGTAAAGCTCATGCTCTACCAGTGCGCAGAACTCGAGGTCGCTACATTGCGAGCAGTAGTCAGCCGCCAGTGTGATGATGAACTTCGGGATTCGCCCGAACCATTCATGCATCTGCTGTTCCATTCTGGCTTTCTGCCAACCACCGGCGCGGAGCATTACCTGCTCGGCTTGGCCGAGGACATACCGCCCTTTCTTAGCGAACGAATCGGACGCCCACATAAAGCAGAGGTCAGCCTCTAACAGGTGTTCATGGTCAGGGTTATGGATGCTGCCGGTATCGCTGAGGATTTGGCGGCTTACCCACTCATGCACTTCATTGGCGGGGATGAGCCGGGTGTATGGCTGCCAGTTGTCGGAGATGATGAAGTTAACTGGCGGGTATGGCCTGCGATCTTCATCGTTAACCATGGGTTACTCCGTTGTTTGTTCTGCTGGCTGTCCGGTCTGCTCTGCCGGTACTGGCGTGAACTGCACGCGCTTCACATCGGCTGGAGCAAAATACAGCCACTCGCCCGTCTCCGTCGCCAGCGGCACAAAGCCGTTAACCAGCTCTGGCTGACGTCGTGACATCTTGCCTGTGAAGGTTTCGCCTGTTTGGGTGGTTAGCGTGATTTGGTAGATATCGGACATGGTTACCTCTTTGCCTTGTCGCAGCTGTTGCCCTGCTTCTCAGAAGTGCTTAGCCACTTACGGCTTACCCGTCAG